GATTGGCGCATAGATAACATTCGTGAATCCGATGACAGGATGACCGTAATTATCTTGGCGTACAGAAACGACCCAGTAACGGCGGTATAAATGGCAACCCAACAAAATCCCGTTCAATACGGCAAAGCAATACAGTTTCAACTGCAAAGCATTGTTACGCCCGTACCCGTGTATGCCGCGTTTAACCGTAACTTTGCAACTGAACCTAAGTTTATTGTTTGGATGCTAAGAAATGTTCATCAGGATGTTTATACAGGGCCAGTTCAATCGGTTAAAGGCATTGACCGCCCAACATTTCAGATAAGTATTTTTACGCAAGTAATAGAAGATGGTTTCACTATTTCCAATCAGATACTACAATCGCTACACGGATATAGTGGTTTGTTTGGCGGTGCAACTAATGGTTTTCAGATTGCTAAAGCAGATGTTTTTTGGCTTTACAACACCTATGACAATGATGAAAAGTTAGCCCAAATTTTTCTTGATTGCACCCTAGATATTCCAACATAAGACAACCCAACAACTTTTGAAGGAACTTTTAAAATGGCACTACCAAATAAAATAATGGCGGGTTTTAGCGCGGCGTTGTATGCCCAATCGGGCGCGACACCTACCGCACTAACACTTACCCAACTTTCAACCCTTGGCAATGTTTCAGGCATTGCAATTTCGGGTAATCTGATTCCAGTTGAAGCAGTACCCGCATTTGGTCAAGATGATGCCGTTGCTAGTTTCGGTGTAGCGGGTTCGCGTCAATCTGACAAAATCCCAACGCAATCCGCACCAACATCACTTAGCGTAACTGCCGCATGGAATCCTAGCGACACAATGCTTTTGCTGATGCGCGGCGATGCGTATAGCGGCGTTATTGACCGTACTTTTGTAGTTAGTGCTACCGAAGGGTCAAACATTGTTTATTACGCCTTTAACGCCCGCGTAAGCCAGTTTACGATTGATTCAAGCCCTAGTGCTGAAGCCAAATGTAATTTCACCATTCACCCCCGTGGAAATCTCTACGGTTGGTCTAACAACGCCTAAAGGAATATCATGGCTATACCAAATAAAGTTTTAGCGGGTTTTAGCGCATCGTTGTATATGCAAAGCGCGGCAACGCCTACACCACTTACAACGGCAAACCTTTCCGTATGGACAGGGCAAGTTACAACCATCGTAGGCACGGCGGCTAACGGTACTGGCGGCGCGGGTGTTTTGTTGCCCGTGGAAGCCGTACCCGCTTTTGGTCAGGATGATGCGGTTGCATCGTTTGGCGTTGCGGGTTCACGCCAAAGCGATAAGATTCCTACGCAATCTGCGCCTACATCGTTAAGCATTACCGCGGCTTGGAATCCAAGCGACACCGCGTTATTGCAAATCCGCGCTGATGCCTATAGCGGTACGGTTGACCGTACTTTTGTCGTTGCCGCGGTTGACGGTGCTAATACGGTTGCGTATGCGTTCAATGGTCGCGTTTCACAATTCACAATTGATGCAAGCCCAAGCGCAGAAGCAAAATGCAACTTTACAATTCATCCGAGGGGCAACCAATACGGTTGGTCTAATAACACATGATGACCGTAGAAGAAGCCGTAGAAGTTCTTAGCACTACCTACCAATCACTAGATGCGGTTGCACAAGGAATGGTAGTAGATGCCGAAGAACTAGAAGATGCCATTGCCGCCGCTGAAGCGGATTCTGTAGAAGCGGTATGTTTAAAAGTTCTAAGTAAATACAATACATAATATGCAAACGACAATAAAAGACAGTAACGATTTGTTGAACTTCTTGGTAGCCCAATCCGATTCGCGTAAGGATTGGTTTGGGTTTACCGCACAAAAATTAACTGCTATTTCTTTGGCGCATGACATTGCCGCAAACCATGCGGATAAGTTTACGCCCGATGAAATCGTAGATTATGTGCATACGCTAAATAACGCGTTGTATCAAAAGATTATTAAGCCAATGGGTTAAGTATGTCGGGCGTTACCTACAAAATCGAAGGCTTGAAAGATGTATTAGCCGCGTTTGAGGAACTAGCCGCAGATATTGGCGACAAGAAAGCGCGAAGCAAGATTCTAGTACCCGCGGCACGGGAAGCAATGAAACCCGTGTTAACAATGGCGCGAATGAACGCCCCAAAAGATACGGGCGATTTGGCTAGGACAATGCAAATTGAAGCCCGCCGCCCAACTAGAAAAGATATGCGTTCTAAGTACATTACCGAAAAAGATACGGTGATTGCTTTGGTAACAACAAAAGCATTTCCAAAGAAACTTAAAAAAGAATTCTACGAAAAAAATGCGGATTTGTATAAAACAGATAAAGCGCAATACAACCGCGATTTAAAAGAAAGAAAAAGGCAAGTAGGCGTTCTATCGGATGCCCGCGCAATAGCACAAGAATTTGGCACGGCTAGAATGAAAGGGCATCAACCCTTTTTGCGCCCTGCTTTAGAATCCCAAGCCGACCAAACCGCCAAGCGGCTAGGGGAAATTTTGGCAAGGCGTATAAGTAAATATAGGATAAAAAATAGATGACAAAACTAAGTTCAGCATTTGGTGAAAAATACCAAGCAAAACGAAAAGACCTTTTAACCCGTTCGTTTGAATTGGGTGGGCATACTTTTAAAGTATGTATTCCGTTAATGGTTGAATCGGATGCTATCTACAAAAAAGTTTCTACGCCTGATGAAGAAACGATAGAAAAAATCTACCAAGAAATCACCGCCCCATTGCGGCAGTTTGAAAACAACCAAAGCGAAGATTTCCAATTTACGGATAATGATATTTTGGTTGAAGGGCGTTCTATGCGCGAAGCCGCTAAGAACAAAGCCATCACCGAAGCCCGCATTACCGAGTTCTTTAAATTGCTAGTTCCTGAAATGGAAGGCGTAAGTTTAGAAGATTTGACCTATGCCGACATTCAAGAAGAATTCCCTATTGCCGTGCAAATGCTAATCGTAGAAAAGATTGGCGAAGTAATTAGCCCGACCTACAGGGAAGCGCGGGGAAACTAATAGGCTCGTTGAAAAGCCAATGCCTAGCCGCAATGATTTTCAACGGGCATACCCTAGACACAATTAACGAATTAGACGATGTAACCTTGGCAAACATTCAAACAATGTATGCCGATGGATTGATTGGGAATTATGGCGTTCTTACGCAATTGGCAACCCTGACAAACGGGGTATTTAATTACATGAGAACGGCAAATTCACCGCCATATAAACTAGCCAACATTTTGGGTAGTGCGTATGATTACATCTACCCGCCTTTATCTGCTGATAGTAAAAAGGCGGCGGTAAACGATAGCCTATTAGCATTTATGCAACAGGCGCAAGGATTTGATAAAACATTGTTTGGGGTAAAAGATGGCTAATATGATTGCCCGCCTAGGCGTAGCCCTAGGGATAGATACCGCGGAATTTAATAGAGGTATTGATGCCGCGGGTAAGAAGTTAGAACAGTTTAGCGAAGCCGCCGAAAAATTTGGCAAGATAGGCGCGGTTGCATTGGTTGCCGCTAGTGCCGCCGCACTTAAATACGCCGATGATTTAGCCGATGTAGCCGATGCTAACGAAGTAGCCATAGGCACGGTTTTACAGTTATCCAACGCCCTTGCTAATTCAGGCGGCAAAGCCGACAACGCGGGCAAGATGCTATCGGCGTTTGCAAAGTTTATTGACGATGCCGCGGGCGGTTCAGAACAAGCGCAGAAAACTGCCAAAGCGTTGGGCGTTACTTTGCAAGACTTGGGCAAACTTTCCCAAGAAGAATTATTAAACAAACTGGTTGCCAACTTAGCCAAAGTTGAAGACCCGATTACGCGTAATGCTAAAGCAATGGAAATATTTTCCAAAGCGGCAAAAGGCGTTGATATGGTTGGTTTTGCCGAAAGAATGTCGGAAACAAACCCGTTAATTCAAGAACAAGAAAAAGCAATTAAAGCCGCCGCAGATACTTACGATTTGTTGGCGCAAACATCACGCGATGTAATGTTAGTTTTGGCTACGGAACTAGGGCCAATTTTAAAATCAACCATTGATTACATTAAAACAATGAGTGACTACGGCGTGTCACTTGGTAGCATTTTTAAAGTTGTATTTCAAACGGTTGCGGTTCTTGGTGCTAATGTTGCATTTGTCTTTAAAGGTATTGCTGATGAAATTCAACATACCTATAACAACGCGGTTACTTTAGTAACCAAAGGCGTTGATGCGGCTATTGCGGCAAATAAAAAATACGATGCCTACCGTGCATCACAACGCCAAAACTTAGACTTCTTTGAATCACAAGTAATGGGTACAAGTTACGGGCGTAGTGGTGTTCACCCCGACCGAACAGATAACTTAAAATCAAAATCTAGTAGTAGCGGCGGTCGAACCGTAACTGATGCCGATGAAAAAGAAAGAAAACGATTAGCAGAAGCCGCCGCACGGGAAGCAAAGCGATTAGCAGAAGCCCAAGAAAGGGAACAAGCAAGGCTATTAGAAAAATACAGAAGGGAACTTCAAGAACAAGATAAAAATGCAACAAGGGCAGAATATCAAGAAGTTACGGCATATCAAAATGCTATAGCAACAATCAGGGCAAAAGAACAAGCCTTAAAAATTCAAAATGATATTGCATTGATAGAAAAAACAACGCAAGATTTAAGAAGTGAAGATATAAAACTTGCAAAAGATTTATATTTAAACGAACAACAAAGGCTAGAAAATATTAAAGAAATACAAAAAAATAATATTTTAGATGCCGAATCAAAAGAACATTTAATTTCACAAGAAAACGCATTAGCCGATGCGACCGAACGCTATCTACGCGCACAAAACCAAGCGGTTAAAACGCAACGCGAAGGCACAAGCGAACAAGGCTTTATGAAAGAAGGCGCAAAGTTCTTTAGGGACTTGCCAACAGAATTAGAAAACGGCGCAAAGGCTTTTGGTTCTGTAATGGGCAACATGGAAAGCGCATTAGATAACTTTGTTCGCACGGGAAAGTTATCGTTTAAGAGTTTGGCGCGTAGCATTATTCAAGATTTGATTGCCATTCAATTACGCGCATCTGCAACGGGTTTGTTTAAATCATTGTTTGGGATGTATGCAAGCGGCGGCTTTGGTACTGGCAACGCATACGGCAATCAAGACCTTGGCGGTTTCTTAGCCGATGGCGGTTCTGCTAATGCTAATACGCCTTATGTGGTCGGGGAACGCGGGCCTGAACTGTTTGTACCCCGTTCATCAGGTAC